GCGACAGCACGGCGCGAGCAGAATTCCTGTCGAAGATGGTCACGAACGGCATCTACCTCGTCGATGAGGCTCGCTCTTACGAAGACAAGGCGCCAGTGGACGGAGGCAACAAGGCCATCGTGAACGGCACGATGAAGCGCCTCGATACGCTCGGGAAGACCGAAACTCCGGCGCCAACGCCAGCAGCGCGCGCTGCATAAGGGAAAATCATGAAGTTTGAACACCTGATTTCGGTCTTTTTGGCCGAGCCTTGGGCTATTCAGCGCGAAAAACTGGGCGTTTTGGCTGATGTTTTGGTGGCGCGGGCCGAAGGTGAGAAGCTGTTTTCGTCCGAGTTCGCTGCCGCGATCGACGACGCGCGAGCCAAGGAAATTGCTGAAAACAGCGGCAGCGTCGCCATAATCCCGGTTTATGGGGTTCTGGCCGATAAAATGGACCTGTTTTCCGCGATGAGCGGCGGCACTTCCTATGCCGGCATCAAGAAAGCGCTGCACAAGGCGCTATCGAACTCCGACATCAAGGCTGTGGTACTCGATATCGACAGCCCCGGCGGCACGGTGCCAGGCACAGACGAGCTCGCGACCGAAATCCGCAAGCTTCGCGGCGGCGAGAAGCCGATCATTGCTCAGGTCAACAGCCTGGCTGCAAGCGCGGCTTACTGGATCGCGGCGTCGACCGACGAAATTGTCGTCACTCCATCTGGCCGCGCCGGTTCGATCGGCGTTTATACCGCTCATGATGACCTGTCCGCAGCTCTTGAGCAGCGTGGCATCAAACGCACGTACATTTCAGCCGGCAAGCACAAGGTTGAGGGTAACGAGACCGAGCCGCTCGGCAAGGACACGCTGGCCCACGTGCAGGACGGTGTAAATCGCTCGTACAATCGGTTTGTTGCAGCCGTTGCTGAAGGGCGCGGTGTGACGGTCAGCAAGGTTGAGGACGGCTACGGTCAGGGGCGCGTGTTTTACGCAGAAGCCCTCATGGACCGCGGCATGGTCGACCGTGTTGCCACACTTGACGAGACCTTGGTCCGCTACGGCGCGGACACGGAACCTGCGCCGGTAAGGCGCATCAAGGCCGCGAACGCCGCAAAGGCTGAGGCCGCACAAACGCTGGTCGCGAAGATGACGGCCGGCGAGCAAATCACAAAACGCGAGTTCGAGAACGGCATCAGGGGACTGATGGGGTTGTCGGGCTCTGAGGCAGAGCGGGCCGCTCGGCTCTACCTCAAGGATGGTCAGGGGGCTCCTGACGTCGAGACGGATGCTGCTGCTTTGGCAGCCATTGAACGGCTTTTGGCCGAAGCAAAAACACCCCTCATTCAATAAGGAGCCTTTCATGGCCGAACTTGCAGAAAAAATTGGCGAACTTGGCGCCTCCCTCGCATCCATCAAGGAGCAGGTAGGCAATCTCGCCTCTGACTTTACCTCGAAGCTTGCCGCAAACGGCGAAGTTTCGGCAGAGCTGAAGGAAAAGACCGACAAGGCTCTGTCTGAACTTGGCGACGTTACGACCCGCCTCGGCGAGATGGAGAAGCGCGCCGCTCGAGAAAACGAGATTGGCGAAAACGAGCAGAAGTCGCTTGGCCAGCTCGTTATTGAAAGTGCCGCATTCAAGGCGGGCAACCTGACGGGCGGAGATCGTGGCTCTATCCGCGTGAAAGCCGAGCGCGCCGCTATCACGTCAGCGAACACCACAGTCGGCGCCGGGCGATCGCCCGGCACTTCGCTCGTCCCTGGGCAGCGCCTTCCCGGCATCATCGGGCTTCCGCAGCGGCAGATGACCATCCGTGACTTGCTTTTGCAGGGGAGTACGTCGGCCGCTAACATCGAGTACGTCAAGCAGACTGGATACACGAACAACGCTGCGCCGGTCGCTGAAACGACTGCCAAGCCGTATTCGGATCTGACGTTCGATATGACGAGTGTACCGGTTCGCACGCTGGCGCATCTGTTCAAGGCCTCGCGGCAGATTTTGGATGACGCTGAAGGGCTGCGCTCGTACATCGATGGTCAGGCTCGCTACGGGCTCGAATTTGTCGAGGAAAACCAGCTTCTGAATGGATCTGGTACTGGTCAGAACATCCACGGCTTGGTCCCGCAGGCGACGGCGTTTGCGCCGGCATTCACCGATGTCGATCAGACCGGCATCGACCGCATTCGCCTCGCAATTCTACAGGTCTTTCTTGCACAGTTTCCGGCAACTGGCATCGTGCTTCACCCGACCGATTGGGCGAAGATCGAACTGACAAAGGATGCGGGTGGTAACTACATCATCGGTAATCCGCAGGGTTCCATCGCACCTACGCTCTGGAACCTTCCAGTTGTTGCGACGCAGGCTATGGCTGCTGGTGAGTTTCTGACCGGCGCGTTCTCCTACGCTGCCCAGATTTTCGACCGCATGGACGTCGAAGTTCTGCTTTCGAGCGAGAACGTAGACGACTTCGAGAAGAACATGATCAGTATCCGCGCCGAAGAGCGCCTGGCTCTGGCTGTTTATCGTCCTGAGGCGTTCGTAACCGGCGACGTTGAGGGCGCGTAAGCTGGATAAAAACAGCTGAAACTCTTATATACTTAGAGACGCGTAACGGTGAGACGGCAATCTCGCCGTTACGCTAACACCTGAGAACGTAAGGGTTCAAAGATGCTTGCGAGTAACGATACTTCCGGTGATGGTGCCGATCAAGGGTTGCGCGCCAAAGTCTGCCCATGTTGCGGTTCTTCTGTTTTCGGTAGAACACTGCATACGCAATACTGCGAGGCCTGCAAAACCTCTAGAAAGCGTGCAAAAGATATCGTATCTGCGGAACGCAGACGGCGCAAAGCTGGCGTCGCCAAGGTAAAGGGAGAGACCTTTTGTTGCCAACTCTGCGGCTCTGATTTCGTAGCCACATCGAAAAGCCGAGCGCTTTATTGTGAGCCATGCAGGCCAGATGCAGGCAGGGCGAGATCCAGAGAAAGATCCAAATCCAGAAGCGGCGACCCCCACCGCAAGGAAAGGTTCAACGCTTGGTATAGGGACCAACGCAGGCGACCTGAAATCGCTGTGTCTCGTCATATGAGCACGATGATTTCACGAGGCTTGGCAACAGGCAAGTCTGGCAAGAGTTGGCGTGATCTCGTTGACTATTCGCTCGAAGAGCTTGTTCGGCATATAGAGCGGCAGTTTCTTCCCGGCATGTCTTGGGAAAATCGAAGCGAATGGCACATCGATCACATCGTCCCGAAGTCGAGTTTCGAATTCAGTACAGCCGATTGCGAGGGCTTTAAGGCAGCTTGGGCGCTGACCAATCTGCGGCCGATTTGGGCATCAGACAACGTTCGAAAGCAAGCGAAGCAAATTTACCTGATTTAGGCCCCTCAAGGGGCCTTTTCCTTAGGGAGACAAGATGACCGATTTTCTGGAAGTGAAGGCCAAGCGCACATTCGCCGTTGGCAAAGAACTGAAGACCAAAAAGAGCGATCCATTCAAGGTCGAGGCGGGCGAGGCCAAGCAGCTTGATGAGCTGGGCCTGGTCGACATCGTCGGCGAGGCAAAGGCAGCCGTTGAAGACGACGCCGCGGATGAATCCGATGGCAAGACGGTGATCTCCTCTGCTCGCTCGACGAAGAAGAAGGACAAAACCGATGCTGACAACGAAGGCTCGTAAACAGAGAGTCGCGTCTTACATCGGTGCCGGTGTCGTGAACGGTATCGGCTCGCCGGTGAATTCTATCGCGCCTGCAATTACGGGCACGGCGCAGGTTGGACAGACGCTAACGTCTACCGCCGGCAATTGGTCCGGCTCGCCGACCTATGCACGGCAGTGGTTTGCTGCTGGAGTCGCGATTTCTGGCGCTACTGCGGCCACCTATGTTCCCGTTGCGGGCGACGTCGGCAAGGCCATCACGGTTCGCGTAACCGCCACGAATGACAAGGGCAGCGTGCCTGTCACAAGCGCGCCGACTGCCGCAATAGTGGCGGCCTGATATGGCCATCGTCGATCTCGAAACCGTCAAAAAGCATCTCCGTGTCTTTCATGAAGATGAAGATGTGGAGATCGGCCTCTATCGCGACGCCGCGGAGAACATTGTTACGCAGCATCTTGACCGCGAAGTCGTAGCCGCAGGCGAAACACCCACGGCCGCCGACGGCATCGCTGCAACGCCCGCAATCGTGTCGGCGATCCTTCTCGTGACCGGCGATCTCTACGAGGTGCGCGAGCCTGACCCGAAGGCAGCGGGCGACGCGGTTCTTCCGCGAGCGGTACGGATGCTTCTGGCTCCGTGGCGTGTCTGGCGAACAGTGGCGGACGACTATGTGGCTCCGATTCCATGAACCGTTCGACTGGCGCCAGCCAGGCTTC